ACTGCCAGTTCGAACTTCCGGCGTGTCGCTATGGGGCGAAGCGCTTTCTTAACGTCGGCTGCACTGGCTGAAGTTCTGATGAAGAACGAATCGCCTACGCTCAGGCCAGCCCAGTCAACGTAGAACAGGACACCGTGGATCGAGAACCGGTCCCGAACATCCAGCGCGAGCCTATTCTTTCTTGTTGTTCCAGTTGTTGACCATTTCGTCATGGAGTCCCAACCTGCCTCCGTCGATGCAGTAGCAGCGTACTGTTGACACTTCGAAGTTACCGATAGCCCCTGCCGCAATACGCTTCGGTACCGCCTTGCCCTCGTTCTTCAGGAAGCCTACGCGAGACAGGTCGGGCAGCACGCTCTTCACGTCCAGTTGCCGGTTGACGAACAACTCACGCAGGGCAGTAGCCGGAATCCATAGCTCGCGGGTGTCAGGCTCATAACGCATACGGAGCGGCCCACGGGGCAGGCTGATCGGAGCCTCGAAGACCCCTAGCTTGTTCTTCATGCCGTTGATGACCAGCAGGTTCGACAGGTTCTCGTTGATGTAGGTGACAACGACTTCCTTGGCGGTGCTGCCAGTGTCCGCGATCTGCGCGATAACGTCCTCACGGATGCCGGTGATCAGGCTGACCGCGTAGTCGAACAGGTGCTTGAGGTCGTAAGTCAGCAGACCGAGCTTGTTGCAGATGATCCCTGCGGTGAAGGCACAGGCCAGCACGTGCGAATAAAACCGGTCGGCTTGGTCCATCCGTATAGCATTGTCAAACCGGATGCGCACGTTATCCATCAGACGGCGCACTTCATCCTTGTTGGCGATGACGTACTGAATGAACACCGGGCCAGCCAGCCCATAGTTCGCGTGTAGTCTGTTGAACACCGCGTCGGATTCAGCCTTCGGTATGTCGAGCGGGCGCGAGAACGGAATCTCGATCAGCCTGCGGATCTCGCCGTCAGCTACGCTCTTGTGCCGCGTCAGCTTGTCGTACATGGACGAGTTACTGGAACTGATTGCGAACGTGCACCATGTGGTCGTGTTGACCCGCAGCTTGTTGATCTGGGATTCCATGCGATGCTTGCCCCGCCCTTGCGGAATCTCGTAGGTCAGTGCCGACAGGTCTTCATCCGTAATGTTCGTGATCTCATCCATCGTCACAGGAATGGAATTCATCATGCCCATCCACTGGATCTTGGCGGCAATCGTGTCGTCCTTTTTCAGCAGCAACTCACCCGGGTGCCCGAAGATCGAGTTGACCACCATCTGGGCGGTCGTCTTGCCGGTGCCACCCTTGTTGGACATCAGGTTGATCAGTGCGCCCTTGACCTCAACCGTGTTGAAGAGCTTGAGTAGCGGAGCACCGAACCCAAACAGCACGGTCAAGGCATGCGGCTCTAGCCCCTCGCGGGAGTAGAAGTTGGCAACCGACTGCCAATCGGTCAGGTCGCCTTTGCTTGACAAGTATGGAGCCACTCTGCGCGTGATGCTCGCAGCCGGTGCAAGGCGCACACCCTTCGTTGTGTACTCCAGTTCGCCAATGACGAAGCCATCGTTGTCCGAAGTCCAACCCATCTGGTTGCGCGTGCGCTCCGCCGCGAACATCTTTTGCAAGTGCTTAACCGAAGAAGCTAGATACGCCATGATCTGATCCACATGTTTACCAAACGTGATGACACCGTGCTTTACCAACGTGTCCCGCAGCTTGTCCTTGGACATCAGGGTTGTGACCGGAGCCACGAACCGTCGGATGCCATCGTGCGGGGTATGCAGGTTCAACTGGACAAGTTCCCCCTCGCCGTCGCCCTGTTCGTCAGAGTCGTAAAAGCGTGAGGTCAAATACAGATCGTATGGGTAGATTTCAACTTCGATTGGGTTGCCGTCCTTGTCCTTTTCACGCCTGAAGACCCCGCCGTTGACGCCCCGAAAGTACGGGAACGGATACGCAGGGATGTCTACCTCAACGACCTGCCCGACAGAACGCTCGGCGTTGTCAGGGTCCAACTGCTGCGCAACTTTGTAGACACCATCGACCTCGGATGCAGCAGCAACCTTGCGCCCAAGCGCGATAGGACTGGTGATGGTCTGTGTGCAGCCTTCACAACCTGCCCCGAAATTGTCCTTGTACCACTTGCAAGTAGTCGGCCCCTTGGTCAACTCAGCCTTGCGGATCGTGTTCTCCGGGGTGTAATCCGGGTGGTCCCTAGAAAGCGAGTGGATGGCCTTCTCGGCGTCGGTGCAGCGCCATGCGATTGACAGGGCAGCCCGCCAAAGCGGCTCCTCCAGTGTGGCTGCGTTCTGCACTGCGTTGGCTATCTGAGCACAGCCCACACCGGAGAGCGACTTGCGCACCACCCGGGAAAACTCGCTCGTGGGGTAGTCGCCCTGTGCAATCGCCCGGGTAAGCTCATCGACCCCGTACTCCTTGGCGGCAGACAGGTCGAGCGTGACGGGCAGTGCTTCTGCAAACTCATCAAGCGGCACCGCCGGTCGGATGACCATGATCTGCACGGGCAATGCCGGATCTGCCTTGAAGTTCAACGTATCGGGCGCTCGCAGTACGCGTGCTGCATCAGCGGGAACCGCCGGGTCGATAGCGAACCCACGCGTCAGGCACAACTGCTTGAACTGGTTGGCGAGCGGTATCCAATGCGACGTATCAAGCACTTCCTGCAACGGCCAGTACACGTGCAGTCCGCGCCCCGAGTTGACCACGCAAGGCTCGGGAAGCTTGGTCTCTTCGACGAACTTCTTTAGCGCTTGCGCAGCCTCTGCCTGTGCCGGGTAGGGCTTGCCCGGTCCGCAGTCAAGATCAAGAAAGAACGACCGCGTGTACGCAGCGTTGTCAGCACGTCGGCTGGAGTCGTCCTTGAAGGTGGACAACGCGAAGTACGCGTTCAGCCCGGAGTCCTTGATCTCCTGAGCGCGCTCCGCAAGCTTTCGAGTTGTCGAGTGGAAGGTTTGGATTACCTTGCCGGAAGGTCCGATTGCTACTGCACAGTACAGACCATCCGGGGGCAGGATTGCGTCGTAAAACGAAGTGTCCACAGTCCCTCACGGAAGGGTCGAACGGGAAAAGAGGTGGGGCGGCAGCCCGTGGTCTGCCTCGTCAGGAAGGGATCAGCTTCCTCTAGCCCCGGGGGAGAGAATATACCTTACTGCAGTCCGTACCTAACCAGCAGTTCGTGCACGTGTGCCATCTTCTCAGGCTTCGGGTAGTACTGCCCGGTGAACCACGCNTAAACGGTAAGGCGNGACACGTTCAGGTCTTGAGCGACCTTAGCCACGGGGATGTTCTTCTCGATGCACAGGCAGCCAAGCTTGACTCCAATGTGCATAGGGTCCGCGCTTCGGATACGTTGCACGAGCGAGTACGAGTAGCCCCTCGGCTTATAGCGGCGTTCACTCGTCATCGTCGGTACCCCACTCGCTCATAAGATCATCGACCGACTTGGCAGCCGGGGCCGGTTCCGATTTCTTGCTAGTCCGCTTGGTGGGTTCAGCCGCAGGCTCAGCAACCTTGGCAGGGGCCGGTTCCGGTGCGGTAGAGGCAGCGTTGGTCAGAGCGGGAGCCGCCGCACGTTGGGCTGTAGACGAGAAGGTCACTTCAATCGCGGTAGTCGCGTCTTCGGTGGCACCCTGCGTCTTGGAGATCTCCCACTCAGCCTTGGTGAGCGGACGCACAGCCGAGAACTTCAGCACCGGCACCGCCTCGTTGGTGTCGAACCGAGCCTCAGTAACCACACCTGCCATCGGCACACCGTGCCCTGCGAGGAACTTGGCGTAAGCCTTGAACGGCATCTTGCCATTCTCAGCGTCACCAAATACGGACTTGGACGGCAGTTGCAGACGGTAGACCGTGCCTTCCATGTCGCCCTCAAGCACGACAGCGATACGCTGGAAGAACCGGCACGCCCGGGAATCGCCTTGTCCGGAACCCTTGATGTTCTGGGGGCAGGTAGCGCAGGACTTCGACTGCGGGTTCGTAGCATCTTTGGCGGGCGTCGTGCCATCAACCGAGTAGCACGCGGGGGTGGAGGCTTGGCCCTTGACGTAGGCACCCTCGTAGAACGAGCGCGAGACGTTCTTGTTGCCGTTGACGATGACGAAGTTCATGGCCCGGTCTTCGTTCTTGGCGATCTCCTCGCCACCGACCAGCATGCGCCAGACACCGCCCTCGATGGAGATGGACTTGCCACCGGACCCACCAGCCATTTGTTTAGTGAAGGAGTCGCCTTCCTTCAGGTAGTCAGGCAGAGTCGCACCGGCAGATTTGAAAAGCGTAAGTTCAGACATTTGTAGTCCTCAATGGTTACTTGGAAGCACGCCGCACGGTGATGGCGTACTTGGAGTCGACGTTCAGTCCTTCCGGAAGCAGGTCAGGGTTCTCCTGCAAGAACGTCTTCATGTTGCCCTGATTGATACGCTGCTCAAGCAGATCAATGGCGTCGTGCTTCTTGATGAATTCGCGCATGGCGTCCCAGTTGGCACTCCAGTAGCGCGTCTTGACAGTACGGGTGAACGTACCGTGCGAGGTCTTGCCACCGTTCTGCCCAGTGGCCTTGCAGATTTCTAGAAGCTCGTTGCTGAGGATACCAAGTTTGGTGTCTAGGTCCGCGACCTTTTCCTCGTAATCTCGGGTTAACTGCGCTTTGGCGTCCCGAATCTTGATGTAGACACTGACAAGCTTGTCCGCATCGTACTTCCGTTCGTCGCTCATTTTTTCTCCTTGTGTTTGTGCCGCCAGTATACACGGTTAGTTAGCTACGTCAAGCAACCTCCTGTCTGAAAAGTTCCACGATTCCCTCGTGCAGGTCGATCTTGTTGTCCAACATCGCGTACATGCGCTTCTCCACCGGGCTGCCTTGAAGTCGCACGACGGTCACTGGGTGGCGCTGCCCCGCCCTGTGTGCACGGGCGTTGCCTTGGATGTACAACTCGGCTGAAGTCACCGGCCCCCACCAGACGATGGTGTCCGCACGGGTAAGAGTCAGGCCATGCCCCGCTGCCGCAGGGTGCGCGATGATCACGCGCGGGTTGTCCTCAGACTGGAACGCCTTGACGATCTCGCCCCGCTGAGTAGCCCCCACGCCACCGTGCAGTACCCCTACGGTGTACCCGTCGCGGATCAGGTCTTGCTCCAGTCGGTCGATGACGTGCCTGAACATGGCGAACACGATGACCTTCTGCGAGGTGCCGTCGATGACATCCCGGAGTTCGTCGTACCTGTTGCTGATGTCGAACTCGATGACTTCTTTTTCGGTCGTGTAGGCCGACCCGGCTGAAATCTGCAGCAGCTTGTTCAGTAGTGCCGCTGCGTTGACTGCCGTGATCTCTTCCCCTGCCGCAATCGCCATCATGCGCTTACGAATGATCTCGTAGAACTTGGTCTGCTGATCGGTCAGGGGCACTTCGCGGGTCGTGTACAGCAGATCAGGCAGGTCAAGACACTCCTCTTTGGTGAACCGGATGGCGGGCTGCAGCACCTTGTGAACCGTGTCGTTGGCAGTGGCCTTGGGTATCCACCGGAACTGCGACACCTTGACCATGACCTGATCCCGGAACGCCCCGAAGAACCGGGGCACCGCCGTTGGGTTAACCAACTTAGCTAACCCGTACGCATCGACCGGGGACTGAGACGCAGGGGTGCCAGTCATCAACCAAATACGGGTGTCTGCACGGACCAGACTGCTGAGCGCCTTCCACCGCTGAGTAGTCACCGACTTCACGGCATTGGCTTCGTCCACGATGATCAGGTCGAACTTGGCAGCCTCCAGCGCATCGCGTACTACCTTCACGCCATCGAAGTTGATGATGACGAACTCGTAGTTGCCCCCAATAACTTCTTCACGCTTGTGCCGGTCCCCCGTGGCGATAGCCACCGTG